TATGCTAGTACCAATTGACATTCCAAGTTGTCCAGCAGATCCCTGTAATGCTTGTTGTGCCATAATCTCTTGTGCAGTCATATATCCATCAGGAAGATTATCAAAACTTTCATACATCTCCATCATGCTTTCATCAAATGCATCTGAAGGATTGTAAGTTCTTTGACCACTTTGTATCTTCTTTGCCCATTCAAAAACTGGCATTGCAGTAGTTCCATAAAGCCTTTGTATCTCCTGATCTGACATATTTGGGGTTTGTGACTTTGTTTGGTAGACATTATATATTATAGGATCGACACCTTGATTTTGCTTTTCTTGATTTACAATGTCTCCAAAAGCACCAAATATACTATCTTTAAGCTCAGGCATGACAAGTGAACTATTAGTAAGATTTAATGCTCTTTGTAATTCATCACCACTTTTTGTAGATGTACCATCAGCATTTGCTGTACCTCTCATTACCATTTAACTCTCCTATGTAATCTCTAAATAACTTGCTACTACATGAAGTCTATCAGTTGCTCCTGCAGTCACCTTTAAAATTTCATTCTCCATCACAACCAAAGGTTGCTCTAATAACTCTACAGTGGCGTTTGATGCAACACTCTTTACTTTATATACACTAAAAACTGCACTAGCACTATTAGTAATTGTAACAGTAATAGTATCAGCACTACCACTATCGTTAGAAATTATTATGGATTTAAATATTCCAGTATGAGCCGCAGGTGCAGTATATAATGTAGTTACATTTGTACTTGTTAAATCTAGCTTTGCATTTTTGTAATTATTAGCCATTAAACCAACTCACTGCCTCTGCCTTATCTTCTGCATTTTTTGTAATAGAAGATGTGTTTAATTCATTTGATTGTTGTTGTATTTCCAAAGATTGTATAAGTTGTCTTGCCCATCTTACATAATTATCTAATGTGGTTGGAGATGGTAATCTAATCATCTTAGACCATCCTTTCTAGCGTTAACTCTAAAATCGCCTAGCAACCATTGATCTTGTGTTCCATTACTAAAAAACCTTACTGCCATTTGTCTTCCTTTAGCTCTTGTGCTAACTTTTTCTGTTTCAGAGGTAATTGTAAAAGCACCTTTTACAGTCTCTGGTGCATTTGGATATTTTCTAGTTTTTAATTGTAGAAACAAATTAGTATTGCTATCCATTGTCGCATCTGGAATAACTCTATCTACTATAAACAAGTTTTCTCCTGCAGTATCAAGCTCAATATCACCTGATTCTATGTGAGCATTCATCGCACTGCCATTATCAGTAGTTCCAGTTTCATGGTCGTATAACTTTCCATCTGCATCAAAAGCAAAAGGAACTTGTCTAAATCCTTGAGCATCATGCCATACGTTTCTATCTAGAGAGCCTATAGTCCAAGCACCATCTTGATAGTTGTATGTTACATAACTGTCTGGCTCTGGATTACTTTCTAAAATATTNTCTTCACTTACATAAAACCAAGTGACTTCATTGTATCTTTTATTATGACCAACATAAATCTTATCAAAATATCTTTTTTGCATTCTATCAAAAACATAGTACTGAACTGAACATGGCAATTCTTTTATTGCACCATCATAGACAAAGAAATTATTCTTACCTATCCAATACACATCACTATCTACGTTTGCAGTTCCATGCAAACCAACTGCACCACAATTAACTGCTAATAATCTAAAAGAAAATGTAAAGGGCGAACCAACAAAACTCATACCATATGCGGCTTCATCTGTTTGTATAAACATTTCATCTTTTGTTGGGGTCATACATATTATTTTTTCCCCTACTTCAAGTCTTTGGTCACCAGCAGTATTAGTTGATGTTGGTGTGAATATTGCAAAATCTTCTTGAGTTGAAAATCTAACTAACATTGGGTCTATTGCACCACCAGCTAAAGGTACTGCTCCACCTACTATTAAATGTCTATCTGGGAAAGATACTGCTATTGTTCTTATTTTAGTAGGTATGCCACTAGCACCACCTAAAGTAGATGCTAAAACTGCTCTTGCACTATCCCCAGAAGACGTATCCCAATAATATAGCTGACCTTCTCTGTTATTAATTAATACATCGTCACCCCATAATTCTAGTGACCAATTGGTTGCATCTATATTAATAGTACTTGATGACACATCTCTAGCAGTTCCCCATGTACTTTCACCCCAAGAACCTACACCAAAACCAAGTGCTGGATCAGAACTTTGAAATCCCACACCATCTGAATTTCCAATTAAATACTGTATATCTATTGCAGTTCCACCACCAGTAGCTCCAGAACTTGCCTGGCTGCCTGAAATAAATGTGTATGAATTAGCATTCACTTTGGTTATTTGATAGCCTTCTAATCTATTTATTGTATCAGCACTTATACCACCAACTGCAGTGGCTTGTTTTATAACTATAAAATCACCAGTTTCAGCACCATGCCCACTGTCTGTAACAGTTACTACTGAACTAGTATTTGTAGTAACTAGAGGATTAGTTAAATTCTCAGACGTTTTTCTTAGAGGCGTAATATCGTAGAAAACACTATTATTAATTAAATACAAATGACTATGTGTACCTACAATAATTCTATCAAAACTATCTGCAATAGAACGCCAAAATATTAAATGTTTTGGCTTTCCAGTAACAGTTGTGGTTGTTGTTTGATCAGCATTAAAAGAATACTCTTCTTCTAACCAACCACCTATTTTTTCTGCAAAACCATTTCTAAATCTCACTAGATTGCCATCTGTATAATATCCAGCTTGACCAGAGGCGTACTCTGTAATGTCTTTTACTATTCCAGCTTTGAATTTCAATGGCACTAAAGGCATTAGGCTACATTCCTCATTCTTTCACAAAGTCTTTCTGCTCTATTTGGAACTTGTTTTGCCCATTTGGAGTCTTCCATTTGTATACCAGCCTCAATCCAATTGGCATCCATCACTGCGGCGTACATTTTGGAAAATTTGGATAGCCTTGGTCTACCAAGATTAAACATCATATTTGCAATAATTAATTGTGCTTCTTCTGGCAGTATATAAAAGTCATCATAAAGTATTGTGCAATCATCTATAACTTTTTCAATATCTTCCTCAAAACATTCGTCAACTCTTTCTTGTGATACTACAGTTCCAACTTCCATATCATTTTCTGGATCTTTTGCTTTACATAAATGACCAATTCCAAACGTCTTATATCCCAGATGGTCTAAGTATATTTCGTACTTTACTCCTTCGTCAGCAATCAATTCATTTTTTAATGTATCAATATTCATTTATCTTCCTTGTCTTTTTCTCAAACAATCTACATGACGATGGTAGAAATAATTACCAATCTTATTGAAAAATTTGGATAAACTCAACCAAAACCATATCATTTTGTTAAACCTTTATACTTTTCAAACGAGCGGAGTCCGCCAAGACCTAGCATTCCCATTAAAACAGTCATAAGCGATCCCATATCAAAAGTTGGTAATTCTGGTATTTGCACTGATAAATATGCACAAATAAACATTGTAACTGGTGCTAAAACAAAATGCCAACACAGAGCAATGCCACATGTCCAACCAATAAAGGGTCTCCAACCAGCCACAAATATTGACCTATGCTTTGCTTCAGTCTGATTTATAGATAACTGCCCTTTTGCCAATTCCTGAGCATGAGATTCAGCCATAGTAGCTACCTCATGTGCCAACTTGTTCTTCATGTCCTTATCTTCTATAAATTTGCCAAGAAGATTAGAAACGGGTCCAATTAACGCCGTGAGCATGTGCATTCCTTTCTTTTAAAGCGACTATCTATCCATACTTTTCCATAGTAAAGAATAAACATCCATATAGTAAATAATACGCCTTCTACATAGCTTAGATCATTCCAAGCATCTAGTATCATATTTTCCATTTAAGTCTCCCTGCGGGTAATTTTTGACATCTATACTTAGTTGGCTTCCATAGTGGATAATAATTATGTACTTGTCTGCTTATTTCTAGTGCTCTTTGTTTGCAATCAAATTCTGTTTCATGCGGGCCAGTCTGATCTTCTAAAACTTGACAGTTATTTGGCATTCCTATGACACATATAGTAACCAATGCCTTAAACATTATTTTTTACTCATAAAAGCAGAAGCACCCATATATGCACCTACAATTCCTGCACCAGAAATATAAAACAAGTTACTTATATCAGATAATGCTTTTAATCTTTCTATATCTACAAAAAACATAGCTACAGTAAATAAACCCATAGCTATTAATGTTGCTCTTGCAATTCTAAGTTGTGCTAATTGTTTTCTTAAAAGTTGTTCTGTTTCTTTAATAGATGTGGCGATTGCCAATTCTTCGTCAGTTACAACACCATCATTATTAATATCGTATTTATTATATTTACTATTTTTTTCTAGACCTTTTTTCATAAAGAAACATACCTATACAATATATTTTATTATTTAGGGTATTTGTCTTTTACTGCTTTGATTGTAGTTTTCCAACCATCAATTCCATTATGATAAATGTCATCTAATTGGTCTATAATACTTGGGTATTCAAGAACTCTTTTTTCTACATAGGTGTATTTTGCTACTGAATCTGAATCTGCTTTTGCCTCTGCATCTGCTATAGCTTTCTTTTCAGTTGCATGTTTTGTTTCAAAATCATAAGAAGAAATATCAGATATACTTAAATTTTTTGTACCATCATTATACTCAACTTCACCAGAAGAACCATTCCACTGAATAGCATGAATATTATCAGCAATACCAGTTCTAAAAGTAGACGATTCTATTACTACATCATCTACATAAAGTTGTGCCTGACCATCTTGTTCGCCTTCTCTTATATAACTTATTTTTGCCATTTTTATCTCCTTTAGGCTATGTAATACCAACCAGTTGCTATGTATTTATTGTGGGTGTAGACTGGATTACCTCTATGTGTATGTGTGAATGAAGAAGGGAAATAACAAACCGAACCCTTTTTAGGTTGCAGTTTTACACCATACTCGAAAAATTCTGTCTCACCTTCACCTTCTGGTATGTCATTTAAATATATTGTCCATGTTAAAATTCTGGAAGATGCTTCCCCAGAATGATGTTCACAATGCCATGTATGAAATCCACCTTTTGGTGGAGTTTTTTGTACTTTAATTCTCTTACTATAAAAGTTTTTCATTTCAAGTGATGGATATTCAGCACCATATTTTTTTAAACCTTCATCTAGTATCTTATTTGTTTCTATTTGCAAATCTTTAGTATCATTTTTTTCGTGTTCATCAAAGAAAAGTGCAAAATCTTTTCTGTGCTCTACTCCTCCATTACTAATAGTGCCATCCATACCACCATCTCGTAATGATGAATTTGCATAAATTCTTTCCCAAGCCTCTATCATTCTATCACAATAGTCATCTGAAGCGAACTTTTCATAGTTAGATATAAAATTAAGATTCCTTACC